TCAAACACGCGCCGCCAGACGGGCAGCATTTGCACGTTTCAGGCTGGCACGGAATTCTGCGACAATGTTGCTCACCGTTTCAGGTGACGCCACTTTCCTGCGACGACGTTCACGTTCATCACGGTTGTACACAGGCTGATATGGTGCACGGGCTGGCGACCGGGATTCATGCACGGACATATCCGGCGTATTAAAACTTCCCTCACGCGCACGTTTCATCACAGCCAGCATCCAGCCAACCGGATTCTGGAGCGTGTTTTTGCTGAGCATCTGTGACAGGCTGCTCAGCACACTACCTGCCAGTTCTTCCGGCAACGCCTGCAGTTGTTTTGTCAGCATGTCCGTGTCTTCTGTGCTGATTTGCGATTTCACCGACTCAGGCAATACGTACGTATTTTTAATCACACTGTGTGTGATATTACGTACGTAATTGTTCGGTTTCCGAACCGAGTGATAAGTTACTGATTTTTCAGGCGGTACGGAATCCGAACTGAGTGGGCTCATTTCCTGTTTTTCACTGAGTTCGGTTAACGGAGCACTGAGTTCGGTTACCTGCACGACAGGTGCAGGGGTATGTACGGAATCCGAACCACTCTCTCTGCCTGTGTTTTCATTCACCATCGGGTTCACCCGCTGACGCGCCGCCAGCTGACCAGGTGTCTGTGCTGCCCCCATACGCGATTCAAACAGAGTGATATGGCTGTGGTAATGCCGCATACCGGGCTCATTTTTGATATCACTGAGCACTTCACTGGCTGTGTGCCGGATTGTCTTGTTCCGGCTCCTGCTCACAGTATCCAGAACCATATCCAGGTATCGTGGGTCAAACTTTTCTGCATCACAGCAGGTCAGTGGCTCATCATGCAGGGCGTAAATATTCCCCCGGACCCGCCCTTTTTCATCCCTGACCCGCTTACACAGACTCAGCCAGCCCGTAAGCCGCAGCATTGTCAGCACCCGGCTCACTGTTTCACGGGACGCCTTCCCGCACCCGGGAGATGCCAGTTGTAACTGCAGTTCATCGTACGTCGGAAATACTGCGCCCTCATTATTCAGGGCATGCAGACGAATCATCATCCACGCAGTTTTATCAAGGGGAGAAAGGCGCGTATCCAGCAACAGCCTGCGGGGATACGAATCGTGAACATTGCCGGTAAACAACAGCCCACTGCGTATCCTCCCGTCCTCACGACTGGCTTTCTCTGCCATGCTGGCCTTCATTTTTCTGAGCGTATGCGCAATAAGGCTTTCTGCAGGTAGCGCCATAAATAAACTCCTTAAATCCCGGCAGACTGCGCCGGGGAACGGTTTCCGAAATGCTTATAACTGAACCCTGTCAAAGATGCAGGCTAAACACTTCACCACACGAGCACCACCGGACTGACTGTCGCGTCCGGCTTCAGAAGATATTTTCCTTAACTGTTGATACGCTGACGCTCTTCGTTTGCCGGCTGCTTCACCGCAACATAAAAAATTTATGTCGCGGTTCAGCAGCTTCGGAACAGACAATCATTCCGGCACAGTCCTCACCCACCGCTTTTTGATGCATCATCCGCACGCCATGCCCCGGCAAGTGCCGCAGCAACCTGATAAAAAGAGTGCCTCACCCTCGCGGTGATTCTTCCCCCGTCAGCAAGGTACTCAACAGCGGTGAGTTCCCCGCCACTTTCATGGTCAGGGTAAAACTGTGTCACATCACTACTCTCTATAATCACCGGGCCGTCCATTGCCTGCATCTTCAGTTTCATTTCACTTGTTCCCCTTTGATACGAATGCCCGCGGCAGCGCAGGCCTGTTCCAGTTCAGCCACCCTCCGCTCACTCGCATCCGGAGCATCAGGCACAACTTTAATTGCCACGGCATGCGACATCGGAGTGATCGCAGGAACCGGTCCTGATAACAAAACACGCAACTGCATCCTGGCCTTCTCCAGGTTCAACATTCCACTGATTTTTCTCATGACCGGCGCTCCTCCAGTTCTGCAATGCGCTTTTTTGCTGCTTCCGGCTCAATCATCATTTTCTTCAATTGTTCTTCTTTCATTGATGCCAGTGTTTACAGCCTGACAAGCTTGTTTAAGCACCCAGTCAACGGCGTCTTTCCATGCTCCCGTTTCAACTGGCGGATTTTCACGTTTAACCTGCTCATAGAAAGCTACGGCTTTAACCAATCCATTCGGCGCTGGCGGGACGGCGTAAAGGGGAATCCCGCGTCTTCCATAAGAAAACTCGTTATGACCGTTATATTCACGACCATCTTCGTCATCACACATCCACGCCACCGGTTCCGCTTCCAGCGATGCCAGTACAATCCGTGCCAGTTCTTCCGCTTCTTCTGCTGGCAGTACAACGTTGCTACCCGGTCCGTATGTTTCGCGCCACTGCTTGATTGTCAGCAGTCGCTCTTTGGTTATAGTGGTCATTTGTTATGCCTCAATACACAAAATCTGTTTTAAATTCATGGTTACATTCTGGACAGCATGTTTCGTAACCTTTTATTTCTTCACATGCCTGTTTTGCTCCAGAAAATTCCCAGAAATCTGGATCACAAAGCAGATCGAAATTGTGACCGCATTTTGGGCATTCGGTATCAAGTGACAGATTCCAGTAAGCAGTGGTGTTTTTATCCATATCAGTCTCCTTTACCCGCTGCTTTCTCCTGCTCTTTAGCAAGCCGCTCCGCTTCTCTGAAATCCCAATCCACTCGATGTGCTATATCAATTGCAGAACGCACGGTCCGTTCAATTAGCGTGTCCAGATTATCAATTGTCATTGCCATATCTGGATTGCGAGATAAAATCTCCGCCCTCTGAATCTGCCAGTTGTTGCAGGTTTCAAGTAACGAGTTAGCCATATCACTTTCCTTTTCCCTGAAGCATTGCGGCGCGACAGGCATTCCAGCCTGTCGCGTATGCAGCTGCTTTGCTACTGCCTCCAACAGGCGCATCCTGCCAATACATTTCTTCTGGCACTGACGGCACTGACGCCCCAGACAGCAAAGCCTCAGCCATACACATTGCTTCCAGTCCTGTAGCCTCAGCAATACCGTCACGAATAAGCTCAAGCCCCTCTTTTGTTAACAGTTTCATTCCTTTATACATGACGGGCACCAGCGGTTCTGCTTCCAGCAATGCCAGTGCAATTCGTGCCAGTTCTTCCGCTTCTTCTGCTGGCAATACAACGTTGCTACCAGGTCCGTATGTTTCGCGCCACTGCTGGATTGTCAGCAGTCGCTCTTTGGTAATAGTGATCATGCTGCGTTTCCTTCTTTCTTATTAACAATTACACCGTCATATATTTCATTAAGGTGCCCTCTCAACTCCATGCGCCTTAATGCAGATAACATGTAATCGCATTCAACCTGCTTATTTCCAGTAAATGGCTTATCGTCAGGATTACCCCAACAGCAATTACCCCTGGGCCACCCATGTACTTTCCGTACTCTTCCGTTAACAACGTGAAGTAATCCCCAGCCAGGTGGTAAATCCTCAATTGAAATAATTCCCGGCTCACTAATAAAGAATCGCCAGTCGCCCATTCCAAGAGATGGATTTTTACGAAAACGCTTTTTTCTATCTGCCAACAAGTCAGCACGAGAACATTTCGCCTCTATCAGGCATGATGCTGAATTTCTGAATCCCATAGCATCTGGCTGTTCTCCGGTACTGGTTACAGCTATAAAGCGGTCATGAAAACAAACCTTGAACCCGTTGCGCTTAAGGAACTTGTACGCAATCTGACAGAGTTCGCGGTGTGTTAACGCCATATCACTCTCCTTTGGTGCGAATGCCAGCGACGCGTGGCACATTAACTTCCACGATGCGCACATTTGGTTTGTACATCTCAATCGCTGTCAGCCAGTCAGCTCCTGTCATGCGCTTTTCCGCATCGCCATTAGTCCATAGAACCGGCACACCAATAGCCTTCATCGCGATTTCTATTTCCCCGGCAATGGCGCTTTTTCCGCAACCAGTAAAACCAGATACAACGACAAGAACTTCGCCTTTGGCTGGTTTTATTTCCCGTGCTTCCAGTTCTGCAATACGCTTACTCCCATCCGCGATTACTCCCTCGTAATATTCACGCTGCTCGTTGAGTTTTGATTTTGCTGCCTCCAGTTCGTCCAGTAGTGCAATCACATCGGGATCACTATCATCAACTACTGTTACGCGTGATTCTTCATAATGTTCGTCTGCAAAAGTACGCCCTATCTTAAAATATCCGTCATCACCCTCACCGGAACAGGCATAAACAACATGTGCTCCAGATATGCGCTGTATTGACATTTCCTCGCCACAAACAGAGCATTCAGGTACTGGCTTAGGTGAATAACGTTCCCGTAGCGCCTGATAATCAATCTCGCTCACTGGTTGCCTCCCAGCAAATTTGTCTTATATAAGAACTGTTAACGCGCTTTACTTTCCCGTCGAACTCCAGTTTCTTTAGACGACGCAAAACGTATGCCGTTTTGAGTGTGCGATATTTATCCCTAAGCCAGTTGGTCACGACGTAAGTCATACAGCGCCCGTGTTCTTCCAACACCCGAACTATTTCTTCGTCGGTTGGCTTGCTCATTTTGTCGCTCCTTCAGCTTTCCCGAACAGTTGAGGGTGTGCTGTCTTCAGCTTCGCATTCTCAGTTGCCAGCGTCTCGCATTCATCCAGCAGAGCCAGCACAATCGATGGTTCTACCAGCTCATAGAAAAGGTCCGTGTCAAATCCCCAGTCGTCATGCATTGCCTTTTCTGCCGCCTCACGCAGCTCCTGATAGTCAATTTTGCTCATTCATCACCCCACTCATCGCAATATGCTTCGACAGGCGTTTTTCCAGCTTCATAGTCATCGCGCCATGCTTCGGCATCGGCGGCACTTCCACCACGTAACCCGGCATAGTCCATTAACACTTCATGCCATTCTTCAAAACTGGCGTTATATTTAGTTGAACCAAAATCAGTCATTTTGCTCTACCTCAGTCTCATATTGTTGTATCGCTCGTGACTCAACAGCGCCCAGGTTTGTCCCCGGTTCCTGCTCAGTAACCGCCAGTCCGGACCAACATTAATCTTGATATACCCGAATCCCTTTTCCTTCAGTTCATGGTAATTCCTCTCCCCGCGACGAAACCGGTTAACGAGGTCCACCGCCTTCCGCTGGCAGGCTGGCGGTACCCCGGGACAGCTCAGCAGACCGGGAACCAGCTCTTTCATCTTCATGACGCATTCCTTACCTGTTCAGGGCTTCCGGCTGTATGCCACCCCCTGACAGCATGCCAGACGGCCGTGAGCGGGATATTCATCTGCTCTGCACAGAGCATCATGACGTCCAGCCCGTCAGCGCTCTCCACATCGTTAATCCCTGCTTTCTGCCACAGTCTCCAGAGTTCAGAGTTTTCATCATCGCTGAGTGTGATACCCCGCCCGGGCGCACATCAATTCCTGAAATACGGCGCCGTGCTGCAACGTCCACACTGGAAAGGCCAAAATAAAACGCCATGAGTTCAATCGATCCCCCCAGTGCAAGAGCGCGATCGATTCGCTGCAGGCGTTTCTGTTCAGTCCTGGCCTGCTGCAGCATGCGTACAAGGTTATTGTGGTTAATATCCAGCCGCAGCACTGACACCTCTGAATTTGACAGATAGTGAATTTCCTCAATACTCAGCCCCTGCAGCATCTGCATTTCTTCCCGGGAAAGCCCCAGCGCTTCACAGCGGCGCAGATAGCCACTTTTGAGATCCATCACCAGCTGCATCAACAGTCCGTTGGTGGCCTGTGACAAGTTATTACTCATACCTCACCTCCGCCTGATATCAGGCTTTCCGGTCTCAGATCCCGGGAACCAACACCGTGATTCAGCGTTGCCTTTTTCCCCTCGTTGTATCCCTGCCAGCGTGCATGGTCACCGCCATGGCAGTCCTTTACCTCCCGGAAGACGACCATTCCCTCAAATTGCTGGTTCTGCAGCCACGTATTCATTACACGCGTCTCATCTTCCGTGAGCCGGAATGCATCCACCACATCACGCACCCCATAAACCCAGCCGTCACGAAACATCGCAGCTCTTGCACGACGGGTTGAGTGTTTTAATTTCCGGCTCTGGGTTGAGAGATACTCTTTTGTCGCCTTTTGCATCTGCCGGCAGAGAACATCAAAGGCATACGCAGCCACAACCGGACGCTCCCCAAAACCATAAAATGTGACAATCCGCCGCCAGTATCCTCCGGTTGTGATACGCCAATCCAGGTATGTATGGCATCCGAATGCCCCTGCAACAACATTCATAAGACGCCCCATCCATACCGGAACTTTTTCCGCTTCTGACGGTGCTCCCTTTGATGATGAGGTTTTTATCACCGAAATATCAGCATCCAGTTCGGTGATACCATGCTTCCGCATCAGCGCCTGTGCGCGGGAAAGAGCCTGACCTGCCTCATGGGGATTACTGTTATTCCGGCTCAGCGCCAGCAGTTTTCTTATCCGTTTAATCAGTTGCTCCTGACGTGCTGCATCATTATTCATCACGCCCCTCCACGTTCTCTTCTTCCACCTGGCGCTGCAGCCCCCGCAGACGACGCAACACCCCAAGCAGACGGAGTAACTTCCCGGCATGCTCATCATCCAGCAGTGGTGGCTCTTCTTCAGTACTGCCACCAATCATCAGTGCATCAAGAGAAACCGGATTAACCCGCAGAACCTCCTCACCGGTCAGCCTGACAAGAAATGCCATGACCGGAGAACAATTCGCCTCTGCCGCGCCGAATCCCGCAGACAGTTCGCTTTCCCTGTCCATAGCCAGTTCATCGACACAGCCTGTGTGTGACGCCAGCTCCCATGCCAGGTGAAATGCCTCATTCTGCAGATATTCGATATCATCCAGTTCACCAACACTGAATTCCGGCTCACTGAAAATTTCACCGCTGCTCTGCTGAGCACCCTCTTCCGGTGACGTTACCGGCAGATCCGCAGCATCACGGGTATCGCCATCCTCTTCGTAATCGCCGCTGTATGTTTCTTCACCACCATACATATCCGGCTGGACTTCCTTTCTGCGGCGTTCTTCGCGTTGTTCAGTAACTGAACTCTCCGCCTTTCCAACAGGGGATTGCTCCGTATTCATGACTGTGTCATGGTCAGCCGGTGCGGAAATCACAGACTGCTCCCTTCCGCTGTCCTTCTCCACCGTCACTGCCGACGTACCGTGAGTCACAGGCTCTGGCATCGCATCACTGTCTGCGGGAATGAGCACCGGTTCAGGTTCACCAAAATGATGACGTCGGTTACGTTCCCGCGGATCCAGTTCAAGCAGCCAGCGGTCATAATCCAGCACCGGATGTGGTAACGCTTTCAGCAGATCACCAATCAGCTCATCCCGGAACATCTCCAGTGACCAGAGCTCCGGTGAATTGAATTTGCTGCAGCATTCACCAAACACGCGGTCAAAATCCCCCCCGTTCTCTGTTGCCACCGCAAACTGTCCCCAGATACGTTCCGCATCCTGCCGGAGAGACAGTAAAGCCCTGACCTGAGGACTCCCCATTCCTGATTCCAGAAGTTCGGGGATCCACGGATACAGGTATTTCAGGGTGTTCTCCATACGGCTGATACTGGATGCATCCACCGGTAATCCCTGCTCAGTCAAAAGGGATGACAACTCTCGCATGGACACACTTTTGCTTAACTGCTCTTCATAAATCATCCGTGCTTTATGGATACCCCGGGCCTTTTCAATAAACGTCAGTTCGCCCCTGACTTCATTCTCCGCCAGGTGACCAATGACGCACTGAAGCCGTCCCGGCCATGGCTTGAAAAGCACATGAATACGGTAGAAACGCTGATCACCGGTCTCTTCCCACAGCTCTTTCAGGATCTGATATCGCGTGTTACCGCCATCGCTGAAAATATAGATATCCGGCTCACTCTCAGGTATCCGGGTGACTTTGGGCACCGTATCCAGTCCACGGGAGAAAATTGAACTTTTAATATCGTCGTACCGTGGATTACGCGTGGTCCTCGGGTTATCCGGGTTGGGGCGCAGTTGATCCAGCGTCAGAATCATCGGTGTTTCCCCCAGCGCCACCACGTTACCTGCCGTGCTGGCCTGACGGCCCGGTTGCATGATGGCAGCCCCCAGATCAACGGAATGATTTCGTTTAATTGACATACGCATTTCCTCCGGCACGGTCAAAATTCCATCCACGTTCAAACGGTGAAAACAGGGTGTAGCGGCCGTCGAAGTTCACCCGTATCGTTCCGGTTGGTCCCTGCCGCTGTTTGCTCACAATGATTTCAGCAACGCCCTTATCCAGCGTGCCGGAGTTATAAACCTCGTCACGGTAAATAAACATAATGAGGTCAGCATCCTGCTCCAGCGCCCCGGAATCACGCAGGTCACCGTTATTGGGGCGTTTATCCGCCCGCTGCTCCACCTGACGGTTAAGCTGAGACAGTGCCAGTACCGGGCATCCCAGCTCTTTACCTAACGCCTTAAGCGCGCGGGATATTTCCGCAATTTCCTGCGTTCGGTTCTCCTGGTCCGGAGAACGAATCAGCTGGAGGTAATCAACCATTATCAGGGAAGGTCTGCCATACAGACGGACATAACGACGGGCGCTGGCACGCAGCGATGACGGCGTCTGGAAGGAGGTGTCATCAATTATCAGGCGGTTTCCATCTCCGATGAATGACGCTTCATTCATGAAGCGTCCCATGGTTGCCGTGACTCTCGCCCACTCTTCATCATCCATCATGCTGCTGCGAAGACGTGTCAGCTCCACCCTGGAGAGCATTGACAGGACACGCAGAATCAGCTGCTCCCGGGACATTTCGATACTGAAAAGAAATACCGTTTCATCGGTCCGGTTACACAGGGCATTAAGACAGAAGGTAAGGCCCAGCGCTGTTTTCCCCATAGACGGGCGTGCAGCCAGAAGAATGAGGTCGCCGGGCTGCAGACCACAGGTCATCTCATCCAGTTCATCAAATCCCGTGGGCGTGCCCGTCATCCCGCCGGCGTTCAGTCCCTCTTCCAGTTGACGCAGCGCCAGCTCCATAGCCGAGGTGAGACTGACTTCACATCGCTCATGCAACATGCCAGTCTGTGAAAGTGAAAAGAGCCGACGTTCAGCGGATTCAAGAACAGTGCGTGGTGTCGCATCCGGTGCGGCCACATCCGTAATCAGCGCATTCCCCGTCTCCTGCAACTGACGCAGCATGCTCTTTTCAGCAACAATACGGGCATAAGCGATAATATTGGCTGCAGAAGGCGTATTTTTGCTGAGTTCAGCCAGATAAGCGAAACCACCCAGTGCCTCAATATTGTTTGTTTTCTCAATATGCTCACTCAGCGTGATGAGGTCGAACGGCTGACCGCTGGTTGCCAGCTCTGACATGGTGCGGAATATCACCCGGTGTGCGGCCAGAGAAAAATCCTCCCCCCGGAGCATCAGTACCACCTCATCCCAGCGTTCATTATCGAGCATCAGGCCGCCCAGCACGGCCTGCTCTGCATCAACGGAGCGTGGAATATAGCGTTCAGACATACGCCACCTCCCGGGCAAACGGAGCCTGTTTCACAGCAAACCCACCATGCAAAAAAACGAAAACGGGTGCCGGACGAACAGTTGCAGGGCATAAAAGGCCCATAACTTTCTGTACATTTTCCGACCGGTAAGTTTGCCGACCCCGGTCAGAAGGTACGTACAGCATATTTGCGCTCATAATCAACATGTTTACGAAGAGAAATACCTTATGAACACAAATCATCAGCAACTGCCGTCCGGCATTGATAACAACCATGATGAGGATGGCAACATGGCAAAATATTATGAAAACTGGAAAGTCGGAGGTATGAGCACCGACGATGTGGAACGGTGCAAAACCTTCTTTGACCAGGGAACAGAAATCTTTCCCGGAGCTGACCGGAAGCTCGCTTACCGACTTTGCTGGCTCGGACACTGGCTGATTAACAGCCGCCGCTGGTTTTTTCTGGACGATAACAGTATCAGCGTTCAACAAGCCGTTAAGTTTGCTCTTATTCATCAACATCACTGGCTCCCTGCAACGGTTGAACAGATGACACCCGCTGAGATGTCCCTTGCTCTGACAGATTACTGGGCTGACTACTGGACACAGCCGACTGAGCCGGAGAAGGCGCTGGTTCACATGACTGACTGGCAGTATCAAAAACTTTGTTCAAATCGAAAAAAGGTAAATGGTGACCAATGAAGCGTTCAATTTGAGCACCTCTGCGACAAATAGCATCGGACTGAGAATCAAGTCTGGTTATCTGAGATTCCAGTTCCTCACACTGTTTACGAAGGTTTGACAGATTCAGCCCTGCCTCATCAAGCAGGGCTTTAAATCCTTCGTTAAGCAGCGCTGTAAATACTTTGCAACGTTCCCTGACGTCCTCTTCCGGTGCTTTATTCTCAAAAACTTCCCGGGCAATAAAATCCAGTAAGGCATGACAGGCTGACTCAACGGGTGAAAGCGTATTACGGGTTGTGGTATTGCTGCTGTTATTCATAGGGTTAATCCTTCACGTCATATTGTCCGGTATTGATAACGTCCATAAGCCAGGGTAACGGAGCTGCATGGTTCTCGCTTAACCTGAATCACTGACGTATTCCCCCGTTAGCCAGTAGCCCGTCAAACGCCTGTTTCCACTCAGGAAATAGTTCACAGGCCAGGCTGTGCATCGTGACAAGCGCGGAATCACTGCGACGTGTGGATTCTTTTTCGAGACGATGTACGGGTTGACCAGCCGCATGCCCCTGCTTGTAAATATTCAGGTCGTAAATCTGTGTGGAAAGAAGGGAAACCGCACCTTCAGGTAACTGCCTGCTGTAACGACCGGTCTGAATAATTCCGGCCAGCTCATCCAGCGTCTTCCTGGCCAGTGCCGTATAATCCATGCAGTTAACCAGCGTGCGTACTTTCGGCAGGGGTATCCCCAGTTCCCGGTAAGGCAGCAGGTTCTCCATAACGTTGACAGTGCCGCGAATAAACTCGCGCACATCAGGGAGTACCGGATTGACCATCCCGACAACCGAATCAGTGGCCGACAGCACAATCATTTCGAGCATGACAGAACGCGCACCCTGAGAATCAACTATAATGACATCGTAGTTGTTCAGAAAAAGCGGATGCTGCAGGACATTCCGGAGGCGCAGACGACCATCCGGGGCGTGAAGCATCGCAGTTTTTAACTGCTCATGAGGGTCATTGGAGACTATCAGATCGAGTCCGTCGATAGCTGTGCGGGAAATGATGTTATCGGGATAACTGAGGTCAGCCGTGCGCATCAGCAACTCAAAAAGACCGGCTGACGCTTCATATGTCAGCGGAAAGATGTTGCTTGCCGTGGGCTGAGCATGATCTCCGTCAATCAGCAGGGTACGGATACCTGCATCGGCGAGAAAACCAGCCAGGTTAGCGGATTGTGTTGATTTACCTTCGCCACCTTTTGTTGAGACAACGGGAAGTATTTTCATATCTGCGTCCTATCGACAGTTATGTGATCGGATGCGCATGAAAGACTTCGACAACAACTTGACATGCCCGTAACTATCTGAATTTTATGACATGGGGATTGAAAATCCCCGTGTCCTTGGTTCGATTCCGAGTCCGGGCACCAAATTCATATAAACGGACCTCCACGGAGGTCCGTTTTTCGTTTCAGAACACCATGATTTAAGTGTTCTTCCTCCAAATCAATTCTACCGAACTCAACCAAATTCTCCCCACATCAACCTCATTGTGTGGGTATAATTGCGGGTATACCCCAGTTCGACAGAATTTGTACCCTCTTTAACGCATTCAGAAGGCTGAACTATGGCACTGACTGACGCAAAAATCCGGGCTGCAAAGCCCACTGACAAGGCTTATAAACTCACTGACGGGGCCGGCATGTTCCTGCTGGTTCATCCTAATGGTTCCCGTTACTGGCGTCTCCGTTATCGTATTCTGGGTAAGGAGAAGACTCTGGCACTTGGTGTGTATCCAGAAGTTTCTCTCTCCGAAGCTCGTACAAAACGGGATGAGGCCCGAAAACTGATTTCAGAGGGGATTGACCCTTGCGAACAGAAAAGAGTTAAAAAAGTTGTCCCTGATTTACAGCTCTCTTTTGAACATATTGCACGACGCTGGCATGCCAGTAATAAACAATGGGCACAATCACACAGCGATAAAGTACTCAAAAGCCTCGAGACACACGTTTTCCCCTTTATCGGCAACCGGGATATCACAACACTCAATACCCCGGACCTGCTTATCCCTGTTCGTGCTGCAGAAGCAAAACAAATTTATGAAATCGCCAGTCGTCTGCAGCAAAGAATATCTGCTGTAATGCGTTACGCCGTACAGTCTGGCATCATCAGATATAACCCGGCTCTGGATATGGCTGGTGCATTGACCACGGTAAAACGCCAGCATCGCCCTGCTCTGGAGCTTTCACGCCTGCCTGAACTTCTGTCGCGTATTGACGGTTATAAAGGCCAGCCTGTCACCCGGCTTGCCGTTATGCTGAATTTACTGGTTTTTATTCGTTCCAGTGAACTCAGATATGCCCGCTGGTCTGAAATTGATATTGACAATTCCATGTGGACTATTCCAGCCGAACGCGAACCTCTGCCAGGCGTAAAATTCTCACACCGGGGCTCCAAGATGCGAACACCACATCTTGTGCCACTCAGCAAACAGGCTGTAGCCATACTGACAGAACTACAGACATGGGCTGGTGAAAATGGTCTGATCTTTACGGGAGCACATGACCCGCGTAAACCAATCAGTGAAAATACTGTAAATAAAGCCCTGAGGGTGATGGGGTATGACACAACCCAGGATGTCTGTGGCCATGGATTCCGGGCGATGGCGTGCAGTGCATTGATTGAATCAGGTTTGTGGTCCCGCGATGCTGTGGAACGTCAGATGAGCCATCAGGAGCGTAATGGTGTACGTGCTGCGTATATCCATAAAGCAGAACATCTGGAAGAACGGCGACTGATGCTACAGTGGTGGGCAGATTTTCTGGATGCGAACAGAGAACAATGTATCAGCCCGTTTGAATATGCAAAGATTAACAATCCATTAAAATAG